CTTGAGAACGCAATTGGCTTGCTTTCTCTTTGCTCAGGCACTTCGGCTTCGCTTCGCTTGGATTTTCTTTCGCACATTTACCAATCCTCTTTCCTTGACTATTATATCTATCCCATCCACCACCACCAACTCCACCTTCTTTACCTTTTCCAAACCAATCTCTAAGATCTTCGTTCATTTGTTTTTTAATCCAAGTATCTGGAGTTGTATGGTATTTATTTACAAAAGCATTATGAAGTTCTTTCGCAGTCATATCATGCTTTTTCATAATACGACGCATTAAATGATCGATAGAATCATACGAAATGCTATCAAGCTTTAAAAGTTTATTCCGAAGCTCTTCTACAGCACTTCTTTCCATTTATAATTTAAGACTTATCTTTATTATTTAGAAATCCTTGTTTGAGAAGTTTTTGTAGTTCTGTAGTTGATCCAACAAACACGGCATTATTTGTAACATTATTTGTAGTTTTGGTTGCCGTTTCTTCCACATCTCGAAGTTTCTTTTGTAAATCAATCAGTTTATCAGTTACGTCACCAACACTTTTGATAAGTTGCCCGGCAACCTCATAAGCCCTAGGACTATCACTATCACTTGCTAATTCCATAATTCCATTAATAGCTTCCTGCCCCTTTTCAATTAGCGAATAAAGATTAGCTCTCGTATATTCATAATCTTTTTGAATATCATTTTCTGTAGATTTGATAATTTCAATTTCTGATGATTTTGCATCAATATCTACGATACTACTTTCAGTATTCAGTGCCTTATCAAGTTCTTCAAATTTATTTGTCATGTTAAATTATTAAATATCCGCTTGTTTTGTTGGGCTATAAGTCTTAGAATCTGAGAAAATATCTATTTCTTCAGTATAAGTATAATCATCTCCGGGATTGGCTGTAGGTGGATTTGGGGTTACTGTATATCTCATTTCTCTCTTAGCAGTTAAAATATCAGTATCATTAAAGAAATCAATTTGAACCTTACGAATAAGCCCATCAGAAGTTGCAGCAATTGGACCAAACATGTATGTTTTTGCTGTAAATTGTAAAGTGTAAATTAGAGCCCTTCTAGTTTCAAAATCTCCTTCATAATCATCTTGAAAAGAAACACTATTTAATGTGAATGGAATATCTCTTTTTTCATTGATTTCAGGAATTAAATTTACTGTGACTGTAAATGTAGGTTGAAAAAATGGTAAAATTTGCTCTAAAATTTGCAACGAATCATCTTCTAATTTTGTAAGAATATTTAATTCAAATCCAATGTTATATGGAACAGGCATAAAGACTTGCTTTAAATTTTTTCCATCCGTGGCTTTGAATGTTTGAGTTGGCACTCCTTTTCGGGTTCCATCATACTCAATTGAGGTCATCTCAAATGACATTCTAGGTAAAGTAATCTCAATGGGTTTATTGAGATTTGGTTGCTGATCAATACGGGCTAGAAATTTTTGAATTGGTCCATATGCCAAAGGAACTTGTATTTGGCTAATAGTATTACCATTACTATCGTCGTGCGTAATATACGTATCTTTAAAAATAGCACCAAATGCGACTATGGTTTTCTTAATAATTTGATGATAAAAATAAGTTCCTAACATTAATACGTACCAAATGGATTTGATTCTGTGAAATCAATTATTGACTGTTCTTCAGTATTAATTTCGCTATTTTCTTCATATTTATTATACAGGTCAAAGTTGTTAAAGTTTTGAACAGCATAAGTTGCAGAAGATGCAGTTCCAATAATAAGCTCTCCTGGATAGAATTCTCCATCATTAATAGAAATTTCTAAAGTATTAGTGATGGAGTTCCAAGATTTAACTCTTGCAGTTGTGCTAGAAATTGTTCCAACAACTACTTCATTAAAGATATAAGTTCCCACTCCAACAAAAACTGGTGGAGCACTTATAGTAATAGTTGGTATTCCAACATATCCAGAACCAGCATTTGTAATGTAAATTTGAGTTACTCCACCACTACTTACAGTGGCAATTCCAGTAGCCGTAGTTCCACCTCCAATTGTTGGGGAACTAAATGTTACAATTGGGGCAACTACATAACCACTTCCACTATTTCCAATTGAAATAGTTCCAATTCCAGAAAGAGATGTTTGAATATTTACAATTGCTGCAGCTCCAATTCCAGTGCTACTTGCGATTGAAACTACTGGGGCAACACTATATCCATATCCTGGATTTGTTAATACTATTTGCCTTACAGAATTTGTTCCAAGTATGCTAGTAGTAAAGGCAACTGCTGTTGCATTTGTTTTCCCTGAAGGGGCAGTTCCAATTGAAACTATTGGAGGAGTTAAATAATTATATCCATCATTAGTTAATGATATGCTTTGAATATACCCGGTTGTTAAACCCGCTGTTGCAGTAGCAATAACACCTGCAGAGATTAATTGTAAAGTGGTAATATATCCTTGATCCGCGATAACCTGATCAACCTCATCAATTGAAGTATCAAGAACTTCATCTTCATATTCAAAGAGTTCACATTTTAGTTCATAAACGTAAAGTTTTCCAAGTTGGTAGAAAGGTTGCTCGTGCTCAACAAATTTAACTTCAAATAATCTTTGACCTAAAGGGAAATAAACAAGATCTCCTTCTCTTGGTCTTGTTGCTAAAGTAATTTCAGTAGTATCCATTGAAGATAAAAATGGAGATATAAAATCTTCAAACCTATCTCTAGAAATAATTATACTTAAATCATCACGCAAGCTCATTCCAAATTTTGTTAAAATATCACCAGAACCTGTATATCCTTCATAATTGTTAACATAAGCTTCTATAGAAAAATTATCATTAAATTTTGATGAAGTAACTTCTCTTGCGATAGTTTTTCTATTGACAAATTTTCTTGGTATGTAAATAATTTCCACACCAAAAATTCTTAACTGTTCATTGATTAAATCTTGAACTAGTCTTTGTTCGCTTGGTGATCCTTGTAAAAAATATGGATTAAGTGCCATTTTTATTACCCAATTGTGTCGTATGGTGGCATTTCGTAATCCATAGACATTCTTTCTACAATATGATCTATTTCTCTCTGAGCATCTTCATAGATTTCTCTTCCATTCAATTCAACCCCACCAGGAAGTTTTACTCCTTTAAACTTAATTAAATTTTGACCCCACTGCCTTTTCATAAGTGCAGTAAGATATCTTTTTAGAAACCGATCATTATATACTTTAGTGAAAGTATTTGGATCTAAAATACGATAACAATCAATGACAAAAAATGTAGTTGCTGGAGTATATCCCCAATCAATATCCAGGTATAATCTATTTTGTCTTATATTAAATCTAAGTTGCTTGTCTGTTGATAATAGGAAATCAATATCCTCAAGATAACTTTTAGTCATTGAATATTGTAAAAGCTCAACCGAATTGAAATAATATAAGTCATTCAAAAATAATTGATATTTGATGCTAAACATTCCTCCAGAAATTGTATTAGTATCAAACTTAAATACTTTTTCAATTCCTATTACACTATCAGGAACTTGAACATAATTAGAGTTTTCATAAAAATTAAAGGTAGTTGGCGTACCATTAATATTTGAAGTTCCCGTCGTTGTTACTATTCCAACTCCAGTGTTTGTCACCGACCCATTAGGCCCACTTAATCCACGACCCCTATTAATATCATCTTGAGTAATTTGATACTTTAAATACATGCGTTCTACGCCATCGTAGTGCCTCTCCTGGAACATCTGAAGGGCGTCATCTACCAAATCGTCTATTTGGTCAGAATCTATGTTAATCTCCAATACAGGGTATCCTAGCTGCCTTAGACAGTAGTCTATAAGTTGTTGGCGACTTGCTGGTTTAGACATTAATGAGTTGCTCCTTCTCTAACTAAAGCATTTCCTTCTACAACTCTAGTTTTAAAATTGTTGGCATCAGATATGACAATATCGTAAATATACCTTCCTGGAGGTATATTAGAAGTTGTTGATGCCGCCATACCTATTTTAATAATTCCTTCTGTGGAATTTGCTATTGAAACATTAAATCCATATGACGTGGAACTATTATTATATTTTCTCAATACAGAACTTACACCATATCCAGTCAAAATTAATGGAGATTGTGTGCTTGTGTTATCTAAATTAAATGTTTGCAGAAAATCTGCTCCCATATTAATAACAATATTGCTGACATATACTGCTGACATTTACTTTAGAGTATATCTAATGAGTATTTATATTGAAAAATTAGTTCCCAATGAAAAAATTATTTCCTGCTGCTTAAAATATAGTTTTAGATAAGATTTAGCAATATTTTTCAATTGGTCTGAATTTTCGCAAGTATCAATTTCTCTTGCAATTTTTTCATATTCAAATAACTTTGAAATATTTTCTAATTCAATTTCATTTGGATTCATTTTTTTCTAGCAGTTTTTTAAGTAAATCTTTTATCTCACCAATTTCATTTTTCATATTTTCAATCTCAGTTTTTTCTCTTTCTTTACTAGCAGTTAAATTTAAATAATTAATATATTCAGATTTATCACAATTAATTATAGCATTAGTTTCAGAATCTCGATAGAGATTTGGATGACCTTCTACTGGTATTCTCATAGAATTGCAAGGGTTCTAATAGAATCAATTTTAGGAGCAAGTGCTTGATTGCTTCCTGCCATAATGATTTTAATACGATATCCATTAAAGAATCCTAAATTATCTGCAGTAAATTGATATTCTAAGTATTCTCCAACATTACTTCCACGAACAAATGCATCTGGTAAACCATCTTTATTTGCAGGATTAATAATAGTATCACCGTATCCCTTTCCAGTGGTGTCTTTTAAATTATCATATCCAGGAAATTCTTCAAATGATTGATTTACTGAAACTGCATTTGGTCTATTTAAACTATAAAGAACTCTAAAATCTGCAGATATGTCTCTATAAGCAGTAATATAAACTTTAAGACCCTTTGCTGGTTGAGCTAATGTAATTGGAACTGAAACATAAACAGCACAATTAGGATCATAATTAAAGGAATTTGCTCTACTATCTGAGGCATAATTTTTTATTGGCTGATTCAGTCGATTGCTATGAAATTCTGTATATGCATTATCTAAGAATATCATGGGTGATAAATTACTATCAGTAGTTGATAATGTAATATTAGTCGTAAATGATTTATTTCTTGGGAGTGCAGTTAAATATTGAGATTCATTTACTTTAGAAGCAATAATTCTTGTTGTAGGTAATGAATTTAGCGCATTTAATTGAACAGGTTGGAATCCTTGATCAACAAAAGAACTTTCATTTCCTCCCATACTTGTTCCACTAATTGTTCTAATTGATCCTGTTACTGAAGTAGAAGAACCTGGAGTAATGATTTGATACCTTGGGATTAAGGCATCATATTGTATATTTTCAGTTGCATTAACTTGATTTCCTCCAAGATTTGCTTGGCTGTTACTAAATGCTAATTGTGGCCATGAATTTGTTGAATTATCTGAACTTCTATCAATACCATTAGTAGAAATTCCAACTTGCAAATAATATCCATCACTATTTGGATAGATACTATCAATATTAAATGTAGTATTAATTCTTCTCAATGAAATTCCATTCAGCTCATACTTATAAACCTGAGCTGCATTTGTATGGGATTGAACCAAAGTTGAATCTATTCCGCGAGTAACCCCACTTAACTGACCAGAACTAATTGAAGTATATTTAATGATTTCATTATCAATTTTAATATATCCAGGATTATTTGCTGCAACAGATACTCCTTCAAATTGACCAAAATTAGTTGTATCTCCAATAGAAATTGAAGTGTCCGAAACTGCTAAAGTTGTAGTTAAAGTTGTTGGCGCTACGTTTGATGAAATATTATTAAGAGTTACCAAATTCCCGGTGGAATACATTCCATGATTGAAATGATCCACCGAAATATAAGTTCCAGTATAATAATTGCCTGTTACTGATGAAGATCTAATAGTAGTATTTGCAAGACTAACTTGATTTCCACTATTATCATAATAAATTAAAGATTGCCCCGTAGGGAGAAGCCAATTTCCTTGAACATTATCCAAATATAAAGTATCCAATCCAGTAATAGCAGTAATTGTGAGTTGTGCTCCATTTCCCGCATTTCCAATAGTCGATGTTACAATACCAACAACATCGCCAACAACGTAACCATTTCCAACATTAACTGGAGTTGCTGCTGTAATAGTTCCAGAACTTTGAGTAATATTTAAAGTAAGACCAGATCCATTTCCTGTAATATTATATGTTGAAACATTATTTACATTTGAATAATTAATTCCGCCGGTAGTAATTCCAACTGTTGAAACTGAACTACCAGCACCTACAATATAACCATAATTATATGTTTTAGATGCATCTCCTACTTTTCTTCCTGTTGTAAGAATACCAATCATAGAAGAACTGGTTGTGGTAGTAATACCTACAGCGAGTCTTCTTGAGAATGCGGTAATTGGATTTGCATTTAGTGTGGGAACATATCCGTTACTTGAACTCAAAGTTGGATTATAGAAAGATGCAGTTCCTGTCATTGATGAAGAGAAATCAGCTTTATATAATTTGAACATCATATCTTGATATTGATTTGCAGTCCACGTAGATCCATTTGAGGATCTGAACAAACTGCCCAGAGAATACTGTTGACTATAAACTGCACCCGCAGCAAATGAAGAATTTACAGTTTTCTTGCCCATTTCGGCAATCCACACTTCATACTGATCACTATTTGGAGAAACTACTGTAATAGCATATTCTTTTTGAGGAGCAAGATAAATTGGATAATCAAATTTAAAGTTTGTTGCTACAGAAGCACTAGATGAAACATTTACTTGATCTGGGGATAATGTTTTAGATTTACCTAAAACTGTAGTTGTAGGTGTTCCCAGTTCAACGGTTCTGATTTCTACTGTTACTGGAGCATTTCCAGAATCTTTATTTGCAAAGAATATATCTACTGAAGATATGAATGCTCCATTTACATCTGCACTTACGGCATTTATTGGGCTTGCTGAATTATTAGCGCCAACTACGAAAGTTTGTGCTAAAGGATCCACATAATATTCTGTAGTTAAAGTAGTTGTTGTAGTTTGAGTTACATTGACAATTCCTTCAGAATCATAGTTAACTTTTGCTGAGGATATTAAATTACTTCCGACTAGAGGAGCAGCATTTGTTGAACTAGAAGAAAGAACATAAGTTTTATTTCCAGTTGGAATTCTTACGGGAGGTGGTGGAACTGTTAGTGGTTCTCTAAGGAAGAATGCTCCAATTAAATCTCCATAATTATCTGAAATTAATCTTAGATTCTTAACATATGCAGTAGCACCACTAGATTGCCCAACTAATAACATTCCTTGAACAAGATATCCAGAATATAACCCTTGCGCTTCCGCCGCAAGAGAATATGTATCAATATTTAAAATTTTACTCGATCCACTATAGGAAGAAGGTATATTTTCTGTCGGAACATATGGATTTACATTATATGTTGTTGATGGCGAATTGTAAGCGCCATATTTATGATTTGATGTGGCAACTCTAAATGTAATCAAGTTAATTCCATTAAATGTGCCAACTACAGTTTCGCCTACTTGAAATGCTGCAGATGCCCCATAATTTTGTAGAGTAGAATCAGTTGCAATTTCAACTAACTTTGGAATAAAATCAACACCTGAATTGCTATCAAGGAATTGATAGAATTGGGTAAAGGGTTTAAGATTTCTTGCAGAAAACTGAGTATCACGAGATCTCATATAAAGATCAGCACCACTTGACACTAAAATAGTATTTGAAGAGACTGATGTGTTAGATCCAACTACTCTATATTGCCCATTATTTCCACCAAGATAAACTCTAGAATTTGATGTAGCAAATTGTTGAGCAAGTTGAATAGTTCTTACCCAATTATCACTTGCAGGAGATAAATTAACATATCCTGCGTATTGAACAATATTAAATGGATTTACGTTTTCAACTTGAGTTGCTAAAGGTTGATTGATCCAACCAACTTCATCATACTTCAGTAATACAGTATTTCCTCTCTTAACTACATTTGGATCTATAAGTGTGTAATTTGTAGACAAACCTACAGAAGAATCTGGAAGACTAAGTGAAGAAGCTAATAGGTTGCTAAGAGAATTGACACTGACTATTGGTATGAGTTTTTTATTATCAGTATCAACTTGAATTGATGAATAGTTAGGATCAATAAATGATGTATTATTGAAATTGTCTACAAAAATACCACTTTTAAACCTATTATTGTTATTAGCATCTAAAATTTGAAGGCTCTGGGTATTTGCTTCTAATAATGAAAGAGAAGTTGTATTTTCTAAATTAGTTACTCTAGTATCAATTATTCCAATATCTCTCATAGTATATCTTTTATTATCATCTAAAGTTATTGTGGCATTAGATGGGTCAAAAAGATATGGGGGTAAAGTAATGGTAGCAATTTCCATTACTTGATCGATAACTACAGGTGGGTTTGGATTATCTGAGGAAGTTCCCAGTAACAGGACAAAATTACCATTTTTATCCAATACCAATTTGTCAATTCTTCCCAAATAATAACTGTATCCAATAAGAGATCCTTCACTTGGAGTGACAATTAACTTTGGATTTGTTCCAAAAGACCTTGAAGAAAAATCAAATGGCGATGAAGTAATTCCAGTAAAAGGAACAACCGCTGGTCTAAAATCTAAAGTATCAGAAGCCCTTACATTATTTGGACCTATATTTGGTATATCATTGAGATATCTTGAATTATCATAACTTAAAACAGTAAATACATCTCCAGTATCATTAGATGGAACTGAATAATAATCAAATACAACTAATAATTGATTTGCTGGTGATGTATTTGAATTATTTCTTACAATTTTGGAATAGTCATAATATTGATCTTTTTGGTTTTTATTTAGACTAAAATTATTAGTTACATTTTTATATAATCCTGGAGTAATTGTCTGAATACTTCCGGATATATTTGATTCTTTAAATGTTACATTTTCATATGCTGAAAATTTATTTGAATTCAAATAAATTATTCCAACTACATTTGAACTAGGTTTAGTAACAATTCTAGCGATTGCACCACTAGTATTTCCTACAATATTTTCTCCAATAATTGAATTTGTAGTTACATTTAAAACCGGACTAAAAGTTAACGTGTCTAATGTTGGCACATTAGAATTTACTGACTCATAAACTGCAAGAACATTTGCTACATCGGGATAATTTAAACTTATCTCTTCATCTTCTACTCTTAATCCATAATATTGATTATAAGTCAATCCATTATTGATTGAAGTATTAATACCACTTCCGGATTGGGGGTATTTTGAATATATAACGTTTAAAGTTTGACTTCTATTATAAGTTTTTATTTTACTTTGAATGTTATTTTTTAATAACGTTGAATTAACAGAAACAATTGTTTTATTTGTTGTAAGACCACTAATTGTTACTGCATTTCCACTTAAAGAAAATTTATCGGGTGTTAAAGTATCTATCGTTCCATCATTATAAAAAATTGAATATCTTTGATTATTAAATGGTAGAAAAAATACACTACTTATACCGGAAACATTTGATGAATTTAAGGTAACTGATCCTCCAACTCCAGTACTTGTATTTCCACCAAGAGTTATCTGTTGAGAAATTGTTAAATTTGAACCAGTTAGATTTACCGATGATATTGGAGAATTGGGTAAAGTTGCATATAATGGACCATTATTTTGAGTTATTGGGGCTCCAAGAGCAAAATTTAAAGATGATACTCCAAAACCAACAGCACCATCACAAACTCCAGCAATTGTAGATACTCCAGTAACAACGATAGATTGTCCGGTTGAAGAAACTGAAATTACTCTGCTATATGTTTCTGTAGTAAATCCAGGTCTTTGATATCTAATAATGCTATCGGTTACAATTCCGGTAAATGATTTTCCTGGGCAAGTTACATTTCCGGATAAATCAATACTAATTAAATCTGTAGGAGTAAATCCAATTGGAGTAGTTTTCTCAAGGCTAATGTCAGCACTGAATGCAGTTGCAAATCCAGATACTGCAATAGATTGGTATACTGATTTAATATCTTTAGTATCAAAAATTCTAATTCCAGATACAGTTCTAGTTGGAGTTGTTGGTAACCCATTTATTAATAGTGTTTCTCCTATTTGGAAACTTCCTGAAATTTGTCTTAGGAAAATAGATGTGCTATTTCCTCCAGAAGCCGTTGCATATCCGCTTGCACCACTATTCTGACCCTTTACATAAGAAGTTAATGGTAAATCAGTATTTGAAACTGATTGATTTAATGTTAATTGGGTATATGTTTGAACATCATACATATATAATCCCCATTTAGTTGATGCTGCGCTACTAACTCCTGAAGACGAAACATCATTTAAATTAAATAAGTATACTCTTGCATCGCCAATTTGAAGACCTGTAGGAATTGTTCCACCCTTTCTTTGATTATAGAGAGCAATAGTTGCTTTATAAAGTGGAACTCCAGAAACATTATTAACTCTTAAAGTGCTACCAAGTTGAAATGGTATTTGTGCTGCACTAATTGTTTTAGTATCTCTTGGCTTTGGAGAATCTAAAATAGTTAATGTTCCCTTATTAATATCATAACCCCTTACATAAGACAATCCAGGAGATACATTTACACACATTAAATTATTTGATGGGGTTCCTCCTTGATCAGTTTTTTGATTACTCAAATATATTCCATCATTTCCTAATTGATTATTTAATGAGTTTTGTAAAGTAACTTTATATGGAGTAACTGAAAAACTTCCAGCTTCATCATATGTTCTTTTTGCAAGATAATCTCTTAATTTTGAATCTGCATTATTTTGTGAAGTAATAGTTTGTTGAACTCTTCCATTTATAACTCTAAAAAGTTCAACAAAATTGCTATCATCAAGATCTGTTAGTAATTTCTTGGTTAAGATAAGTGATATTTTAAATCTATCTGCTCCTGGCGCAGCGTAGTTTGAAAATCCCTTAGCATTATCATACAATGATGCGTCATCATATGCAGTTATAATTTCTTCGCTAATCAGCAATCCTATTCTATATGATGGAATATTATCATAGTAATCTAATATTATAGTTTGTGCAAATACATTTACAAAATATCCTCTAATGAAATAAACACCATCTGCAATTGAAACTGCAGAACCAGTGGAAGTAGCATTAGATGCTATTAATCCTGCCAGTGGTGTTCCTGAATTAATAGTTGTTAAAATTCCTTTTGAATTTGTATATGTAATATTGTCGTTACTTGCTACTAGCAATTCTCCATCTGTAAATGGATTTATTTGAAAATTGCTATCAGAATTTTTATATTTTACGTAAATTGTTATATTTTGAACTTCATCATTATTTGGAAGTTGTGCATATTGTACGGTAGCAGTAACTCCAGAAGATTGTCCAGTTAATGTAATTCCAATAAGATTATTGATATAAGATGTAATATCAATACCATAAAGAGTTGGATTTAATTGAACTGCATAAAAGTATCCATCATAGGTGGCATTTCCTGGAGATACTACAGAACCGTTTTTAAAAGTATTACTTCCAAATTTTTCAATTTGATCTTGTAATATTGATTGAATAGTTGTTAATTCTCTAGCCTGTACAGGTCTTCCTGGATTAAATAATGTTTTATAGTAATTATTAGATGATTTAAAATCATCATAATAAGGACTAATATTAAGATTTGTCTTTTGTGTCATTTTTTAGAATTCCAGGATAATTTTAACGTCTTCTTTCTGTCTGGGATTTCTTGAAATTAAAGGTCTATTATCAATATAGATAATATCGCCAGATGATTTATTTATGTCTGGATTAGCAAGACCCTTAGTAAAGTAAACTCCCAAATTAATTAAATTATTGCCAGTTGGATTTGTAGTAATACCACTAAAACTAGTATCTATAGATCCAGAAAATCCCCCATTTGAGGTTACCGAATTAGACGATGATTCAAAGTTTAAGACTTTACCCGCAACAGAAATTTTAATATAATCTGTTTGATCATAGGATGTTGGATTATAATATAAACTTCTATCTCTAAAATATTTTAAAACATTTGTTTGAGTGTCAAATGAGGCTATATATCCAACAGCAGTTCCTACTCCAGCAATTGATTGTGATATTCTATCTCCGACATTTGCAGTGCCACTATAGGATAAAAATTTGATTGCATATAATCCAGAAAATTGATTAGCAGTAAATGTAGAAGCAATACCAACTGATCCAAAAGTTTGGGGATTTTTTAAAATACCAACTTGTGCATAACTAGTGTCTATTGGATAATTTTTTGTTGAGTCATCAAATCTTGCATAAACTAATACTTTATCTGTGCCTAATTCTTTATATAAATCATAACCATGCCCAAGGGATGGTGGAATAATTGGAATTAATTTAGCAGGTGAAGTAATTCCACTATTAATTGAACCTAAATCTACAAGTCCATAAGTATATCCAGATCCACCAGCAGTTATAGTAGCATTCGTAATAGTTCCATTAACTACATCTACAGATACCTTACCCCCACTACCATCACCTAAAATATTAAATGATTGACCTAATCCTCCACTATATCCACTCCCACCATTTGCAATATAAACTTTTTTAATTTGATTATTATTTAATGTGGAATTTCCGTTAGTTCTAACTGCTACAATTTGAGCATCTGTAGATGAACTCCAATTATCAGGAACAGTAACATATTGAATAGAATCAAATTTTATAATATCGCTTGGAGAAACTGTAAATAAGTATTTCCACAAATATCCATCACCACTTGAACCTGCCGGAGATGGTTCTAAGTCAGTAAATGTGGGCTCATCTTGCGATGCGTTCCCGGTGGTGTTTATACCACTAGAACCATTATCTATACAAATATAAACATTATAATTAGAACTTATTACATAATAGTTTGCATCATACAAACGATAAGAATTTGTTATTGGGGATGGATTTAAAATACTGTAATCTTGGCGATACATTTCATATCTTGTTCCCACTGCCCAAGTAACTTTCCTTATTAGTCTTCTTACGTTTGAGGCATTAATACTTTGCCCAAATAAAATATCATCATGATAATCATTAATATAATCAATATCATCAATTGGGCTTGGTGTACTAGAATTCCAATTAGAAGTTCTTCCAAATCCAACTGCAGTTGGATTTGCCAACGACGTAAAAACATAGTAAGAATTTGTTGGATTTTCTACTGAATTTACAAAATTATCAGCATTAGATAATCTAAATTGATCAGTTACAATAGCTGCCATATTAATATTGTTTTTTCTATATTTATATTAGTTATAAGGTTTATCTTTTAATCCTCCCGTATTTCTTATTCCATAGTTTCTTCTTTGAATTGTAGTGAAAGTTGTCAATCCAGCATCCACAGTTGATCCAGTAACTGCAATTGAAATTGGTGATGAAGATCTAGTAAATCCAGACAATCTACCCCAAGAAAAACTTCCAAGATAATTTCCTGTAGTTGTTATACCTACAGTTGAAGTGTTAGAATTTACATTACAAGTAATAATAGCATTTGTATTGTTTGATTGATTAACCGTAAGTGCATGAACATAGTAAATATTATCTAAATGGGAAGTTCCTATTCCAACGATTGAACTATTGCTACTATCAATAGAAGTTACTCCTTTACCAACACTTGTATTGTAAATATAAATTGGATATCCTGTAGATAATCCCGAAGGGAATGGAGTTGACGCTGAAGTATTTAAATAAAAATTGATTGCAAGGGGATTTCCTAAAGTTCCCGTAGTAGTTGATATTCCAGTTATAATACCAGAAAATCCTTGAACTAAAGAAATTCCAGAAATATATTCTGAAGATGTTGAGGGTGGTGGTGCAATTACTTGTGGTGGATTTGATACTGAATATCCAAATCCTGGATTAGTAATTGTAATTGGTATAGTCAACGAACCATTTGATACCGTTATTGTAGCGGTTGCTGTAGTGCCTATACCTACTCCTATTGCCCATGGTTTTGAGATTTTAACTGTAATAGAATTGCCAACATATCCAGATCCAGGATTTACAATATTCAAAGCACTTATTGTTCCTGCAGCACTTACAGTAGCTGTAATGGCGGCAGATACTGGATTTGATGACCCTCCATTTACAATTAATCCGTCAAAAGATAAAATTGTTATTCCGGTTAAGTTTTGCTCATATTTAAAGAAATTTGCATTATCTACAAATAATTGATTATCAGTTGTTGTAAAATTGTTAATTACTTTTGCAGTTGGATAAATTAAGGATTCAATTGAATTTCTTGATTTATATAAGATTTGCCCATTTACTTGAGTATCAATTTTTTGTTTTGTCCAACTAAGTGGTTTATAATTAGTTGGATCAATTCCAATATTGCTGTAAATATTTGTTTGAATTTTATCAGAAGCTGAGATATCAATTATAGTTCTTTGATTTTGAGATGTTGTTATCCCATTAATTGCAGGATTACTGAATACTTGAACATTATCTCCCGCTTTAATTGTTTCATATACTGTTACTTGGGCACTGTCAACACCTCTAGAACCTCTATAGAAAAATATTGAAACTTTATCTTGTGATAGTGGAGCTTCGGTAAAGGTAAAAGAAGATCCCCCAGAAAATTGATATGCTGATCCGGGAGTTTGCATTACTCCATTAATGAATATCAATAAAATTGAGTTAAAATCAATTAGTGAAGAATCTGAATTAGATGGATCATTTTGAAAACTTAATAAAGTTCCGTTATAATAAAGAGGGAATCTAGTTTTTACCCCATCTTGTAGATAAACAATAGAATCAATATAATCTAAATCACCAAATTGCCATGCAGCAAAAGAATCTGAGAATGTATCAACTACAGTTAATTGGAATTGTGATATTGGTGAGGAAATTCCTCTTGCAGTGACTAATCCAACTGGAGTAAATACGTCTCCTTTCTGGAAGGAATATCCATTATTCTTAATTCTAAATGAACTTACTTCAAATAAAGTTGATCCAATCCCAGTCGTAGAACTTGCAGAAACATTTACATCCAATAATAATCCAATTCCTGTTGTTGTAGTATTGCCAATTCCCAATCTAGAAACTCCAACTATTGGTAAGTTTGAATAGTTGGGGGAAGGTATTTGTAATGTTGGATTTATATATCCAGAACCTGGATTTGTAATTGTAAATATTAGTGTTCCTCCAACACCTACTGTAGCAGTTATTGTTCCTCCGGTTCCTACTGAATCAGTAATTCCAATAGAAACATTGCCATAATAACCCGATCCATAATTATATCCAGTAGAACCAGCACTAATAGATGCTATGGTTCCACCAACACCTAAAGTTATAGATACTGCAGCACCAACTAATGGGGCATACCCAAGTCCTGGTGTTGATCCTAAGGAAACTATTATACCACCTCTAGGAAGGCTATTTTCATTTACATCATATGTTGATTGTATTAAAGATCCATTGGTTGAACTTATGCCCGAAAATACAATATTTGTGGTATTATTAATATTTGCACTTGTTGTTGTAGAGGGGTAAAGTAAAGGAGGGGTATATGCAGGGAAAGAATCTATTTGACCTTCTCCAAATACCGTATAAAGTGCATTTAAATCCGAACCAGCAGTAATGCCTGTGGAAATATTTTGAACTATTGAATATGCATTTGAAGAATTATTTGCTGTGGTTGGAGTTTGAAATATTCCATTAATTAAGACAATTCCATTACCAGCAGTTCCCAACCCAACAGTATTGATTCCTTGAGTTGTTAACGTATATGTCTGCCCAATACCAGTAAATTGATTTGATATATCGTCGTATAATTGATTTCCAGTATAATCACTCCTTAAAAATACTCTTCCATCAAATGATGATTTAGTTACGGGGAGATTGCTGTAATTATTAGAATATAATAAATTACCATGAGGAGGGTCTACAAAATGAATTTGATTTCCGCTTATATTGTATGAACCCCTATAAACTCTTGCCACAGTAGAATCTGAATGTGAAGTTGCAGAAGAACCTACTACCCCCCTACTAACATTTACTAGTGAAATAGTTCCTGTTCCACTAATTGGTCCAATGTTGGTGGTTCCCAATCCAACATTTAGAACTTTCATGTATTCATTATCTATATAAAGTAAATCGGTTGCGTTAATTGAAGATATGCCACTGAGTGAGAATATTGAAGAAGAAGCACTTACTGTTCCTCCATTATTGCTTAGCGTATAATTTATTGGTGTATAATTTACTGGATATTGAATTACATTATCAATTGAAATTATAGTTCTTTCTAATCTTTTATTCATCTGTAAAAGATGATAATTTCCCAATCCATATGAAGTAAATGTTACATATATTCCTGCTGTAGCATAATCTGATCTCGTAGATAATTTAAATGTATCTTTTGTCAATTTAATTGGATATACAGTTGATGGAAGAAGATTAGTTACAATTCCAACAGAATTTAAAGTTGAACCTATTCCAACTGCACTATATCCAACACCAGTAAATGTTGATGAAGGAACATAATTTAATGGTTCTCCAGTAACAAAGAAATGATTAGGTATAGTAAATACTCCAGTTACTGGATTTAATACTGTAATGTCGATAGGATTAAATGATTTTTGGAATATAGGAGTTCCTTGATAATTTAAAACAAAATCCAATTTATTAATATTATTGCTATTTGCTCCATAATAAGTAGAAACTAAAACTGATTCAACCTCTGAACCATATTGAAGGTTTGGTGGAATATTAATAGAATCAATATCCTTATATAAACATTCACTATAAGCAAGAATATTAATATTTCCAGTTATTGAACTATCTGGATAAAAAACTAAACTAAAATTATTTCCAGATCCATCATACTGACCACCAAATGTTCCAATTCCTGAAGTGCTTCCAATTGATAAGAAAGGATATTGTAAAGTATAGATATTGGCATTATCTTGAATCACCATTACTTGATGTAATGCACTTGTAGAACCAACACTGACCTCAACTAATGATTTAATAGCAGAGGTATCTGATTTATTTACAGTAACTATACTAGATGCAGTAGATACTGTTGAATAATTTGATTGATATTTTACTGTTCTTTCATATCCAGGAACTTGCCCAGGAAGTATAAATCTATAAGTTCCTATTCCTGCAGAAGTAGATCCTAATCCAGTGTTCTTAGAATAAACATTAACAGGATTTGTTCCAGTATTTGTATAATTTAACGAAAGTATTCCTGAAGAAATATCAGCACCAAAAGAACCGATAGGAGTAGATGATGAAGAATTTACGGCTTGAGAATCAAAATAATACTCAGAAAGATACGTATTAACGCCATCAGTAGTTAAATAAATTTCAACATAATTTGAAAAATTAGTTACCGTATCAATAACTTCAATATTAGAATATAATGAAGTTGTAGATGCTGCTGATACGGAAACTATTGAGGTTGTCAATCCTGAATTGATTGAATTATAGGAAGATATTAGATTAATAAATCCAACAGAAGTGCTTCCCACACTAGTAGAAGATGAAGTAAAGTAATTTTGTAAAATTTTTATATTATAATCAAAATTATTAGGATCTGCTGGATTAAATTGTAGATATGAATTGGAATTTGAATCTGTATACAGTTGGATACTTCCAAGTGGTTGATTTTGATTATATAAAGATCCCTTTTCTAGTAAAAATAAATTTCCATCAATAGAATCATTTAAAATTATAAGTTCTGTCAATTGGAATTGTGTATTTGTGCTGTCTATAATTTGTAGCAGAATTCTGTTATAATTTTTTAGAGAAGGTAATTGTAAAATATTACTCTTATTGGGATTGGAAGTATCATTAAATTGAGAACTTATGTCATCAATTGTTAAAACTCTGTTTGTAGTGCATTTTATATAACTCGATAAATTTTTATTTTTAAAT